TGTTTTTCCTGCTGTCGGGTCTATATGAGATGTTATCTTCTTACTTATTTTAGCATTATCATCATTATCTGTGTTTAATTCTCCTTGGTCTTTTACTGTAAAAAATACACTTTTATTAGTTAAATCAATAGCTACTCCACTACTATCTTCAAATACTACATCTATATCAGCACTATCGCCTCTTATTATTTGTAATTTTGCCATACTAATTATTTGTTAAAACTTTTATTTGTAAATTAAACTCACTATATACTATCAAATTTTGTTGTTCTACACTCGTCTCCCAGTTTCCACTTTCTAATCTTATCCAAACTCTATGTCCATCAATACTATCTAAATCCCAACCACTATCAAATTCTTCTAATACATCATCAACAAGATTTGGCATAACTGTATTATATAGTTTATTTACACTTGATTGACTTGCCATTGCTATTAAATACAATCTAAAATTATAAACTTTTATATTTTCTCTATTAGTTTCAAATTCATTTTCTACACTAGTTGGGAAGAATACCGCTGCTGGATATGCTTTAAATTTACTTGTCGGATTTGAATGTATTTCTGCTAATTTACCAGCAGTTTTTACTTTTTCAAGTATTTCTTCTATTTTACTACTAATTGTTGAATAAATTGCCATATAATTTTATTTAGCTAAATCTTTTACTAGGTTTAGAAGCATCGCATCTCCTAATCTTCTTACTTCTTTTTCATTTTTTTCAAATGCATAATTTAACCAAGGTCTACTCTTTACTCCTGTTCTTTTGTTAATTTCTCCATATCCTCTACCGTGAACGTATTTTGCATAAGGTGCTACTTTTTTATCTGGTCCAATTACTAATCTAAACTTATCTATTTTTGTTCCAGCTTGATGACTATCTCTTAAAGCTCTAGTATCAACGGGTGCTCCTCCTCCAGATCCACCAACACTCCAAGGATTTCTTATAATAGTTGCAGTATACTTTGCTCTTGCTCTTATAAAGAATTTCTTTAATTCGTCTAATACCATTTTAGGATTTCTTTTAATCGCAGCTCTGAATGCTTCTATTCCTTTAATTTTAATTGTTAAATTATTAGACGCTGGCATAATCTTCGTTTTTTTCTATAAATATTTCTAAATGTTGGTTACTACCTCTATAATTTCTTTTATTAATACTTCTAATAGAGTAAGTGTTATTATCTTCATCCTCTAAATCATCTCCTCTTTCTATATCAGTATCTATATCACACCATAATATAAAAGAATTTGTAAAACTTAATCCTAAATTTTCAACTAATTCAGCACTTGGTTGTTGTAAATGTCCTTTAAAACTTCCTACTTCAGAACGACTTGATAATCCATTAACATAATCACTTTGCCTATAATTGGTAAATTCAATTGTGTAAAAACTATCTATCATATTAGATATTATAAATCTTATAATTGTTTAATATATCCTCAGCTTTTTTAAATTCTGATAATTCATTTTCATTTTTAAAGTTTACGCTATACTCTCCTATTCTTTCACTACTTACTCCACCTACATTTCCATTAATTCCAGTTTGATAAACAGTAGAAGCTAGAAAAGTTGCCACCCAAACAATATCATCTGGAGCAGTTAAACTAAATCCCCACTTAGCAGTAATTTGATGATTTCCAACTCCAACTCCCCATATACTACTTCTTAAATGTATTTTTCTAATTGGTAATCCTTGAGCAGTATAATTAAGTGGTAAAAGTTTATAATTACTTTCAGTTATTTCTGATAAACTATCACCATATTGATCGTTTGCTTGTTCTACTTTTGTTATTGAAATACAATCATCTATTAAAAGATTTTGTGTATTATCACCATTATAAACTCTAGCACTTGCTGTTGTATCTGCTTTAAAGTTTCTTCCAGTATAATTATCAATGTATTTTTCTACACTATTAATAATATCATCAAGACTTTCTGTTATAGTCTTTCCTAGAAATGCTTCAATCTTTGTTTTATTTGTATACTTTGGCATATATTATTATTTATTATTTGATTTCATTATAAATTGGTTAGGTTTCATCTGAGCATCTCTAAATTCTAATATTAACTCATATTTTTCTGGGTCAAGCTTTCTATCAGTCCTAATCTTAATTCCATTAACCTTGCTTTTGTATAAATATTTGAAACTTAGCATATTAATAGCTTAATTGGAAGCTGGGTTTTAAGCCAGCTCCCTACAAACCATCAATGTTTAGGCAGAAGCACTAGCAGTTGTTAACTTAGTAACAGCAGTTGGAATGATAACAATAAAACCAAATCTTTCTGTCCAACGAATTGCTTCGCGGTCAGTAGTAATTAAGTTAATTGTTCCAGTTCCAGCAATATCTTTAACTGTTCCAGCATCAAATCTCTTTGCGACGATTGAGCCTTTATAACCAAAGATTGTAGCTTTCTTTAAGTCACCAAATAATACAAATGAAGTATCAGCTGCAGAGTCATTTTTATCAGGCATAGCTTCTACTAATACTACTGGATATCCCCAAATAGTAGCAGGACCTTGAGCGCTTGGAGCTTGATAAATGTATTGTCCATTATCATCTTGTAATTTTCTAACATAGCTCATAATTGTTCTATGTAGATAATACTTAGCATTAGCTAAAGCTCCTTGATGAGTAGCATCCACCATATCAATAAAGTCGTCTGCATCTACAGAAGCAAAAGTTGTTCCAGTCATTGTAACTTCATTTACTGAAGCGTTATTCAATAAACCGGTAAAGTTTCCATAAGTGCTTGTTCCATCACCAATAAAGAATGCTTGGTCTTCTGCTTTTGCAAAACCTTCTGCAACTCTACCAGCAATAAATCCGAATAAATCAATTTCACTATCTTCAAGTAATTCAGATGTTAGAGAAGCAATAACGCCTAATTTCTTAAGTTCTAAAGTTTCTTGACCTAATACTACTTGACTTGAAGAAATAGCAGTGCCTTCGTCTACCCAGTAAACTGATAAATCAGTTACTAAATCATTTGCTTTATAACTATTCTTAGATAATTGTAAAGTTAATGACTCACGTCTAGCTACACCATACTCAGTCATTAAGTGTCTGATTTCAGCACTTAATTCACTGTCTACTGCATAACCAGCATAAGGAGAACTGTCTGCATCAGTTGTCATTTCTTTTAACTTATCAATGTCATTTGCCATAATAGCACCAACAGTTTCTCTCATTTTAACATTTAAAGCTTTTCTCTTAGTATCTTCTTGGATTTCTTTGTTGTAGTTACCTACACCATTTTCCATTTGACGCTTTATTTCAGCAACTTGCTTTTTTAAAGCTTCAGACACTTCGGATCTAAGGTTTCCAGATGCTTTATCTACTAAAGCTTCTAAATCCTTAACAACTGATTTTTCCTCAACTTCAGGAGTTTCTTTTACTTCTTCCTCCTTTTTTTCTAATTCTTTTTCCATACGTTTAATCTTTTAATTTTATTAACTCTTTTATAGCTTGATTAACTAGGTAGTTATTATCAGTTTTGTTATTTGATGATTGACCTTTATAACTTTCACTGACTAATTTTACTGCTTGAGTAATCTTTGCTAATGAGCTTATTTTATTTTCTTTATAACTTTTAATTATTTCTTGCAATCGTTCTTCTTTATTTTTCTTTGCTATAATTACCTCTGGTTTTACTTCTTTCTTTTCTTCTTTTTTCTCAGCAATTAATTCTTTAATTTCATTAATCTCTTTTCTTAATTGTTTTATTTCATTTTCTCCTTCTTCTTTATCTCCTTCTTCAACAACGGTTTCTTCAATTTCTTCTGTGTCTTCGGATATTCCTCCATCTTGCTCAGTTTCTGTGGATTTATCTTCTTCCCGTTCTGCTTCACTATTGTTGCTGTCATCTTCGGTAATTGTTTCTTCATTTTCTTTATCTTCAGTATCGTTTTCGTTATTTGATTTATCATATAATTTATCTACTTCAATGCCTTTCTGTTTAGCTAAAGCATAAGCATTAGCAGGGACAGAGACAGCACTGACTTCTAATAATTCAGCTTTTATAATTTTACTAAAATCTTTAGGATCGTATTCTCTAGCAATAAATCCTACACTGAAAGCGTTTAGAAAACCTCCAGCATATAAATCATAAATAATTTTAGCTTTTGGATTTTCATCAACCGCAAATTTAATTTTGCCAGTTAATTTTTTGTTTTCAATTTTTAAACTACCTTTCTCTACTTTACCAATCGCTTCAGTAGCATCTGAATGATTGTGACTGTTTAAAATAACTGGGTTCTTTTTAAATTGAGCTAAGTCCCAGCCATCTTGAATAACAACATCACCGTGTCTATCTTCTCCTTGAGTAGAGAAAATAGCATCTAAAGTTTTATTGTCTTTATCAACGCCTTTTAATTCAATGTTGAAATTCTTTTTAATTAATTCATTTACTTTCTTTGGCATATTTTTATTTTTTTATATATTCAAAGTTATTATAATTATATTTGACAACGACAGTTTATTACTTCACCGGCGGGAGCTCCAGCTTCTCTAGGATATTGTAAACCATTACTAAAAGCAACATTTAATGGTCTTTCTTTTCCATCTATAATAGAATGAGAGTGTCTGGTATTTGCATCATTTACTGCTACCCATATTTTAATAGGTATATTCATTTGCTTATAGCTTTCAAAAGTTCCTTTACTCATTACTCCTCCAACCTCTGTTCTAGCAATCATTTTAGCTCTTGCTTTAGTAATATTTCCATAAGTTTCTTCAATTCTCCTTACTAATTGATCCCTTGTTTCTTCATTAGCTAAACTTTCAGCAAATTGTTCTTTTAACTTATTAAATGTAGTGTCATTTATTTGTCTTGCAAAAACATTTGTTTTATTATCTAACCAACTAGATATTTCACTACTTAAAACAAAATTATATCCATATCCCATCATTTCAGCAGTATCAACTCCAGCTTCTAATAAAAATTCAGTTAAAAGTGGTAAAGCTGCTTGATAAGCTAGTTTTACCTCTATTGATTGATTAAAAGTCTCATCAATAATATTTTTATATCTCTTACTATTTTTATGGATTGATTTAATATCACTTAATAATCTTTCTTCTTGTCCTTTAAAATAGTCTTTTATTACTCTTTCAAATATCTTTTCGTTCTTTTCTTCTTTAGCTACTTTAAATTGACCATATATCTTTCTATATTTAGCATTTTTTAATGGATGCTCTATATTTTCACTTTTAATTATTGTTTTTTCTTTATCTACATCCTCTACAACTTTATCTACATTTTCCATATTAACTAAACTAAACGGGATTAAAATCTTATCGCTATCTGGTAAAGTCTCTAATCCAGCTAATTCTCTGCGCTCATTAATAGTCATATAATGGTTATTTGTTCCATTTTCAATTCTCTTTAAAGTAAACTCTTCATCTTCTTTAATAATATTCTCATAATCTAAAATAAAACCTTTAGGCACAAAACCTTCTTTACTTCCTAATGCTTCAATAAGATTATTTAGTAAAGGTCTAACTGTTTCAGATAAAAACACCTTAATACTTTCACTTGCATTACTATATTTTATATCATCTACTGCTCCAAGTAGCACCTTAGGGACTCCAGTTAAAATAACAATATCATTAAGAGTCATCTTTTTACTATCATTAAAGCTTAACTCTTCTGGAGTAAATGACATTCTCTTATAATCAGCTTCTCCTCCTAAGAATAATGGACGTTTAGCTTTCTTAGCATCTCCATATTCTTTTTCATAACCTTCTTTTAATCTATCTAATTGGTCTTTTTTTAAATTACTTTTAAAACTCATTATACCGTCAATACTTCCTCCATTATCTAATACATTAGCTTGATATTGTGATAACTGATTATCAATATCAATTGTTTTACTTCCAGCCATTACTGGACTTTGGAATTTCAACTGATCTTTTAAGTTATGATTATATGTTCTGATAACTTGACTGGCATCGTAAACTCTTTCATTGCCATCTTCATCTTTATATTTATATTTTATAATTAAGCCAGTCTCTTTACTCTTTAATTCAGTAACTCTGTGAGGCTCTAATAACCACAATTTAGTTTTTTTATAATTATATGTTGGCTTATTTAATTCGCTTAAATAATCAATCTCAGTATCAATATGAATATAACTAACTCCAGCTAAATCATAATACTTTTGCCACATCTTCCAATATTCACTACCAGAAGAATAAAGTGGATTAGGATTATTAAGTAAATCTAAAAATTCGTGTTTATTAACAACTTCTCCTTCTTCTCCTTTCTTTAAAACAAACTCTACTTCTCCTACTTTTTCTGCTCTTTTATCAATAGCCTTAGCAAAATAAATGCTTTGTTCATAAGCATCAAAGAATTGTTTCATTGTCCAACTACTATTACTAGATCGTAAATTTACACTTTGATATAATATACCAACTTCTTGGTTTTCTTTTTTTAGGTAATTTTTAATTTTTGCAAATATATTCATATTATTTAAAAAAACTGTTATCTAAAGGAGGATAAGTCCTAAATAACAGTTCTTCTGTTAGCGAAACTCACTATAATTTTTGATATTAAATTTTCTATTTTAATTATATAATTTTATTAATTATTTGTAAATAGCTTAAAATTTTACTTGTTAATAACTTTGACTAACTATCCCCTGTTAATAACTAATATGTCCGGTAATTAGTTATTAAGGAGGTGAAAAATACAGGGGCTTGGATAATCTAACAAACCAAGGGATAATTAACCAATATTCTCACTACCTTTACTTATGTAATCTATTGCTACTACATTATGTGATTTAATTTTTAAAATTACTTCAACAGTCCCATAACCTTGTTCTAAAGCTTCTATCTTGTTTTTAATACTTGAATACCATCTAACATCTTTAATATCTAATTGGTCAAATTGATTTATTTTATTAACCTTTTTCATAGGCTTTCTCTTTCATCATTACTCAAAATTGAGTAATAATTAGCTATTAAGTTATCTTTATTAAAATTATAAGAGCAATCACACCACATTGACACTACTTTACTTTGTAAAAATTCCATATTCTCCTTTATTTTTGTTTCTTTATGTAAACTATGCTTTGTAAATATCTGAATTATTGCTTCGCTTATTAAATTAAAGCTTCCCATACATACTTTCTCCTCATCTTTTGTCATAGTTTTTTATATTATTTAATTATAATCTAAAATCCTATATATGGTGGCTCATAAAATGTGAGCATTAATCCTTCATAAAAATCAGGAGATTTGCCAGTTCTTTTCTTTAATTCTTCTTTAGGCTCAATTTTAACTTGTTTACCGCTATTTGATTTATACTTAATCCATAATACTTGGTCCCAGACTGATTGATAATTTATAATATGCTCTTCTAAATATTTTCCTTGTTTTAACCACATTCTACATTCCCAACTACACTGAGCTTTAATATTCATATATTTTTCAGTGTCTACTCCTTCGGTTGATCCGACACTTACTCCAGTTATTCCTATTCCAAGTTCGTGGCACCTATCTCTTACTCCTCTTCCTATTCCAATATCATCTATGTTTATATTTTCAGCTGATAATTCTGGGTATTGTTTTAAAAGTTCTTGAATAGTCTTTACATTTTCCATCGTATCAGTAGTCTTTGTCTTTCCTAATACTTTAGCTATATTTTGCCATCTACCAATAAATGTATTGTAGTCTCCACCTCCTCCAACATCAATACCTATCTTTAGAAGCTTACCCACTGGCTCCACGCTTCCCACCTTGCATATATTAATGTCATTACTTGTAATTAATTGTCTATAACCTCTTTCATCAACTATTTCTTCATCAGGGAATTTACATTCGTAATAAACATCAAAGAATGCTTGCTGACTCATCTCATCTATAAACTCTTGAGAAAATCTACCCTCTTCTATTCCAGTCTTATAATCAGCAAATAGTTTATAGTATCTTTTATCTTGAGTAAAAGTTTTATGAAAATGATTTCTATAAAATGGATTTCCTATTTCAAATAACATTGCATTTTTACCACCAGCCATTCTTTTAACCGAAGCATATAAGTTATCATCTATTAAAGAGCTTTCATCTAAAATAACATTACCATTCTCACCTACACCAAATCCCATAGCGGCTTCTAAGCTTTTCTTACTATTTCTACTATCTAATGTTAAAGTCATTATTTCTCCACCACCTCTAAAAGTTAATCTATTTTTACTTCTTTCTCTTTTTAACCTATCATAAGTATCTTTATTTTCTACTTCCAATTGACCTCTAAACAATATATTATCTCCAATATGGTCTATAATATACCCCATTATAATCTTTGCTTTTTTTTCAGATGGAGCTACTATTAAAGTTTTTTCCTTAAATAGAATTGACCTCACTATCACCGCTAGAGCTACCGTTAGACTCTTTCCGTATTGAGTTGGAAGTATCATTATTACTCTTTTGTGTTGCTTTGTCACTATTGTCTTGAATATGTTCAGCTGTGTAGGTGTCAACTCTGCTGGTTTGCTCTCTATCTGAAATAATTGTGTTGCATTCTTTATTAATTCCATTTTTTAAAATATTTAATGCTTGTTTAACTTCTTCTGTTTCATCTATATTTGTATTTCTAGAAATTGTTGTTGGCTCTCCTAATTCAATCTTCATTATTTCATAAGCTGTTTTAATATCTTTATTGTCTGGATAAATTGTTATGTCTATAATATCCCCATCTTTAGTTTCTTTCTGAATTGTTCTAATCTCCAATAATCCTATAGCTCTTTCAATAGCTTTTTCTTTACCTTTTTTTAACTTATCTTCCCACTCTTTTTTAAACTTTTCAGCCCTTAAAGTTTTTATTTTACTTAATTTGGTAACGAAGTCATATTTATCTCTATAAAAATATATCTGACTTTTAGCTTTAAAAGGTATATCTACATCTTTAGTCATCTCTAATACATTACCATTATGCTTATCATAAAAAGAAAACAAAGCATTAATTTCTACTTCTTCTAAATCTCTATAAGCTTTCTGTTCTTTATTTTCTTCTGGCATATATTTATTTCTTGCTATTAAATTTTGACTCATATTCCTTATCTGTCATTGTCAGATATATAATAAACTCTATAAAAGCAACTATTGCCGGGATAAGAGTCCAACTAAACAATAAGTAAATAATACCTAAAGTTATCTTTCTTTGATAAAACTTATGAATTCCAAATCCTCCTAAAAAGAATGCTAATAAAATTGCTACTAATCTTTTATTACTCATATAATTATTCTTTAGATTTATTAATATCTTCTTCTTTTTTTTCTTCTTTACCTACTTCTATCTCTATACTATCTAAAGCATCTTTTTTAATTAACTTCTTAATCTTCCATTCTGCAATTCCTTCAGCTAAATTAACAATATCTTTTAGGCTAATTCTCTGATATCCTTGAATTCCTAACTCCATTGTTGCAAGGGTATTAAATTCTCTGGTTATTTTATCTACTTCATCATAAGCTTCAAATACTTGAGGATGCTTCTCTCTTAATGTTTTTCCAGCTTGACTTTCTTTTCCTAATTGAAATACTTCTTGCCAAAGGTCATTTTGCTTAGCTTGGACAAATTTAATATCACTTCCTTTAATCTTTCTTTCAATACTAATAGAGGTTTCTCCAAATCTATCTTTAGCTACTCTCATTAATTCTGAAGCTAATTGAGATTTTTTTTCAATCTCATCTGATAATTCTCTAACCTTGTTTAAAATTTCGTCGTTGATTTTCATATAGTTTTTTTATTAAATACCGCGTCCTCTAACTATAATACCATCTTTTAGTAAAATAGTAAAACCGTTGGTATATATTAATTTATTAATTTTGTATTTATTAAATAAAGTTACTAAAAACTCGTCTCTTAATCTCATAGCTCTATATTTTTCACTATCTCTTTCTTTATTATGCTTAATAGTAGATTTAATTGTTTCTACTATCTTTAAATCAGCTTCTTTTAACTTAAAAAGGAAGTCTGTGTGTTCTCCATTAACCTTAATATCTTTATCCCATAATACTTTATCAAATATATTTCTTCTAAATAAAGCAAAATTTAATATTCCTTCAGTATCTCTATAACCATTTTTATTATATTCATTTTTATTTTCTACCATTTTTATTGTTTTACCTTTCTTTTTATAGTAATGACTAAAGTTAAGTTTTATCCCATTTTCTTCTACTTGACCACCTATTCCAGAAATATCTAAATGATTTTCTAGTATATCTATCATTGACTTTATTTTTGTATTTTCTGTAAATTCAAAATCTTCTTCAAGTATTAATACATAATTAGTTCTAGCTAAACCTACTAATTTATTTCTACAAACACTTAATCCACAATCAAAAGGCATATTTATGGCTGTTGGTTTATTCTTTAATCCTAAATCAAATAATTCTTGATATAATGTTCTATATTCTTTTGCTATAAATTTTTTACCTTGATCTGCTATAATTATCTTAGCTGTAGGGTAATATTTAGTTATAGAATAAAGTAAAGTTTTAAGTTTATCCCATCTCTCAAACATAGTAATGCAAAAAGTTATATCTTCCATATTAGTTGAGTCATAAAAATTTCTGTGTCCATTCATTCCTATAACATAACTAATATTAAATCTTTCAAAAAATCTTTTTTTATCACTTCTTCTATTTCTAAATACTTTATAATCTTCTTTATTTTCTAGTTTTTTAAATCCTAAATTAGGCTTATGTAAAACTAAAATATTAGGAGTAAATGCTACTTTATAACCATTTTTTTTAAAATCTATAAAAAATGAAGAGTGTTCGTAAGCAACTTTAATTTCTTCATCCCACTTTGTTTTTTTAATTACTTCTGTTCTGGCTACAAAAAAATTAAAAGTTAAATCACATTCTTTATACAAAAGTTCAGATTTTTTACACTTTTTAAAATTTAAAAAGTCTAAATCTAATTTTTCATATTTAAAATGGTCATCGTATTTATGAATATAACCTTGATAATTTTTTAATTTACCATCTTCTACTATTCTTCCAGCTATTAAATCTATATCTTTATTATTTTCTAAAAAGTCTTCCATTGCTTTAATATCTGATTTTTCATAATACTTAAAATCATCATCACCAATTAAAACATAATCTGTTTTAACATTTTTTATTAATTTATTTCTAGCTTTACACACTCCAGCATCCCAACCAATATTAATATATTTTATATCTTTACCTAAACTTTCAATTTCTTTTTTCTTTTTTATACTATATTTTCCATTCTCACCAACTAAAACTGGCATATCTGGGTATTTAGATTTTAAACTTTTTATACATTCAAACAAATAAGGTTCTCTTAAAAAGTTTATTATTATAGCAGTTATGTTTTTCATATCTTTTATTTAATATATTTTCTTATTTTTGTTGAGTGTATAGTTTTATTATGTTTTATATAAATTATTGGTAATCCTAATTCCTTTCCTTCCCAATCTTTATTTTGATATTCTTTACCTACAAATATTACATCTGGTTTTAATTTATCAACAGCATCTTTTTTTGAGAACCAACTAGCTTGAGGAACTATTATATCAGCAAACTTTGATAAAATTAATTTTCTTGTAATCTCATCTAATATTGGTTTTTGTTTCTTTTTTTCTTTTATATAATTATCATTACTTACTCCTATTATAAGTTTTTTACATTTACTCCTTGCTTGTTCTAATATCTGTAAATGAGCTTCTGATAATCCGTCAAAACAGCCCCAAGTTATTCCTAAATTATATTTTTTCATAATCGTTTACTATAGATTTATCAGAAGTATAACAAGAGTAATCTTTTCTATTAACCTTTTTTCTCCAATCGCCATACCTATATTTTAAATAACCTTCTATATTTTTAGGAGCATCAAATATTAAATCGTGTAATTTTATATCTTTTAATTCTGCATAGTATTCTAATGGGACTGATTTATAAATTGCTTTACCTCCCATATAAACACACCACCAAGCTCTTCCAGCCCTTTGGTTTTCATCACTAAATCTTTTAAACATTAAATCTATCTTACACCCGTCTTTTTTATAAGCAACTTGACCACTTCTATTTTCAGTTGGCCTCCAAATATGGTATAAATCAAAACCTTTTTCTTCTAATTTTTTAGTTAAATCATCTACTTTTTCCCATTGGCTATCAAAAGTTGTTATATCTATATCGTCCCAATCGTCTTCTGGGAAATTCTTATCTCTATAAGCGCCCAATAAAGATCCGCCATCTAAAATCAAAGGGTCTATAAGATGTTCTTCAATAACACTTCTAAATATACATAAGTTTTTATAAGCTAACCTTTCATTTTCGTTTCTAAAGCTTTTAGCGTTCATACTTATTTTATTTTTATTTATTAATTTTATATATCTATTTAATTAAATTATAAATTAGCCATTGCCAGAGCCAGAGCCATAGCCATAGCCAGAGCCAGAGCCATAGCCAGAGCCTTTGCCAAAGCCATCGCCATAGCCAGAGCCATCGCTATAGCCATAGCCAGAGCCTTTGCCAGAGCCAGAGCCAGAGCCTTTGCCAGAGCCATCGCCATAGCCAGAGCCTTTGCCAGAGCCAGAGCCAGAGCCTTTGCTAAAGCCATCGCCATAGCCATCGCCAGAGCCAAAGCCATAGCCAGAGCCAAAGCCAAAGCCAGAGCCTTTGCCAAAGCCTCTCATATATTGTGAGTCTATTCTTTCCATACTTTTACTGAGGCAATTGATAATCTTGCTTTTTCTGAAGCATTGATAACTTCAATA